CAAAGCTCTGGCCCGAACCGAGTGGGGAAGGACGGCGACAAGGAGCCATTCATCCACACGGCCAAAGCTTCCTATGTGCTTCGCGTAACCAACACCGGCTCGGGCGCCCAGCCATTCACCTTCGCAGCTGACTACCGAACCAAGAACCCCTGGGAATACTGAGAGAGTGCTCTACCGATGGCCATGACCGTGAAGCGCCACCGGTTCGTGGCCGAGTACCTGGTGGACCTGAACGCCACCCAGGCAGCGATCAGGGCCGGGTACGCCAAGAAGGGAGCCAAGGACCAGGCCTACCAGCTCATGCAGATGCCCGAGGTGGCTGAAGCCATCAAGGCGGCCATGGGCGACCGCAACAAACGGCTCAAGGTGGACGCCGACTACGTGCTGCAACGGCTCGTAGAGATCGACCAGCTCGACCTGCTGGACATCTTGGAGGACGACCTCTCCCTCAAGCCGCTCAAGCAGTGGCCCAAGGCCTGGCGTCAGTACCTGGTTGGCTTCGACCTCGCCGAGATGTTTGAAGGGCAGGGCAAGGACCGGGACATGGTCGGCATCCTCAAGAAGATCAAATGGCCCGACAAGGTCCGCAACCTTGAACTGCTGGGCAAACACGTGAACGTGAACGCCTTCAAGGAGCAGGTCGAGGTGAACGTTACCGGCCTGGCTGACAGGATGGCGAAAGCCCGTGAACGTCTCAAACAGCGAGATTGACTACGAGCAGGAGCTGGCAAATGACATCGCCAGCTTCTCGGATGATCCGCTTGGGTACGTGCTGTATGCGTTCCCGTGGGGCGAGGCGGGTGGCGAGCTGGCCAACAAGACCGGCCCCCGCAAGTGGCAGCGCGAGGTTCTGAACTCGATTGGCGAGCAGCTGAGGGCCGGCGCCAAGGATCGAGGCGAGGTAATCCGCGAAGCAGTGGCCAGCGGCCACGGTATCGGCAAGTCGGCGCTGGTGTCGTGGGTCATTAAGTGGGCGCTCGACACCGAGATCGACACGCGCGGCGTGGTGACGGCCAACACCGAAAGCCAGCTGCGGACCAAGACCTGGCCCGAGGTGGCCAAGTGGAACCGGCTTTCGATCACCGCCCACTGGTTCAAGCTGACCGGCACCGCGCTGATCAGCACTGATCCTGGGCACGAAAAGAACTGGCGCATTGACGCCGTGCCTTGGTCAGACACCAACACCGAGGCGTTCGCCGGCCTGCACAACGAAGGTAAGCGCATCCTGCTGATCTTCGACGAGGCCTCGGCCATCGCCGACTTGGTGTGGGAAGTGGCCGAGGGCGCGCTGACCGACGCCGACACCGAAATCATCTGGGCTGCCTTCGGCAACCCTACCCGTAACAGCGGCCGATTCCGCGAGTGCTTCACGAAGTTTGGGCATCGCTGGCGGCACCGCCAGGTCGATAGCCGCACCGTCGACGGCACCAACAAGACGCAGATCGCCAAGTGGATCGCCGACTACGGCGAGGACAGCGACTTCGTCCGTATCCGCGTACGCGGCATGTTCCCGAGGGCTTCCGACTTGCAGCTGATCCCAACCGACTGGGTGGCCGAGGCCATGCGGCGCGAAGGCGTGTATGGCCTGGACGACGCACTTGTGTGCGGCATCGACATCGCCCGCGGCGGCATGGACAACAACGTCATCCGCTTCCGCCGTGGCATGGATGCCAAGAGCATCAAGCCGATCAAGATCCCGGGCAGCGAGACGCGCAACACCACGCCGTTCATTGCCAAGGTCTGCACCCTGGTGGCGGAACACCGGCCAGACGCGGTCTTTGTCGACTCCACCGGCGTTGGCGGTCCAGTTGCCGACCAGCTCCGGCGCCTGATGCCCGGCGTGATGATCATCGATGTGAACTTCGCCAGCCAGGCGCCCGACCGGCACTACGCCAACATGCGGACCTACATCTGGTGGCGCATGCGTGAGGCCATCAAGTTGGGTCTGGCTATCGAGAGCGACACCGAGCTGGAAACCGAGCTCACCAGCCCTGAGTACGACCACAACTCGTCGGACCAGATCGCGCTGGAGAAGAAGAAAGACATCAAGAAGCGCCTTGGCATCAGCCCGGACGACGGCGACGCGCTGGCGCTGACCTTCACCATGCCGGTGATGAAGGCCCAGTACCAGGGCAATGGCGGCGTCAACGGCAGCCATCAATCCGATTACGACCCATTCAACTGAGGACATCTCCATGGGCGGAGCAGTCAAGAAGGCGGCGAACGTCGCAACCCTGGGCCTGAGCGATGCGGTGCTCGGCGATTCCTTCGACACGCCGAAGACCAACACCACCACTGCCGAGGACGTTGATACCAACGACGTTTCGAACGCTGATGCGCAGGGCTTTGCCGAAGACAAGCGCCGCCGTGCCAAGGCTGCCGGTATCGGATCCACCATCTTGGGCGGGGCCGGCGCGGCCGCAGCACCGACCGCCACAAAGACACTGCTGGGGCAATAACCATGGCCACCGACAGCCCACGCAAGCTGGCCGAGAAGCGGCTGTCAGCGCTGAAGAACGAGCGCGCTTCCTGGGACACCAACGCCAAGGAGATCTCCGACTTCATCCTGCCCATGCGCTCCCGGGTGATGTGCGACGACACCAACCGAGGCGACCGCCGCAACAACAAGATCATCAACAACCGGGCCACCATGGCCAGCCGCACCACGGCGTCGGGGATGATGAGCGGCATCACCTCGCCAGCGCGCCCATGGTTCAATCTGGCGCCTGTAGCCAGGGCCATCATGGAGTTTGGCCCGGTCAAGTCGTGGTTCTACGAGTGCACCCAGCGCATGCGCGATGTCTTCCTGCGCTCGAACCTGTATCAGGTGCTGCCGACCTGCTACCAAGAGATGTGCACCTTTGGCACCGGCTGCATCTGGGTAGACGAGCATCCAGACACCGTGATCCGTTGCGAGGCCTTCACCTGGGGCGAGTACTGGATTTCCAACGGCGCTGACGGCCGGGCAGCGGCCATCTACCGGGAATTCAAGTGGACTGTGAACCAGCTGGTGCAGAAGTTCGGCCTGGAGGCGCTGAGCCCCGCATCCCGCGCTCTCTACGAGAACAACAACGGTGACCAGTTCATCAGCTGTGCTCAGCGGGTAGAGCTCAACATGAACGCCAACCCAGACCGCGCAGGTAGCCGAAATTTGCCGTTCTCGGCGCTAACCTGGGAGGCTGGTGCACCGGGTGACATGGTTCTCGAGGACCGTGGCTACCACGAATTCCCGGCCATGGCTGTGCGCTGGGAGTCGATGCCGGGTGATGCCTACGGTACCGGCCCCGGCCGAATCTGCCTTGGCGATGTAAAGGCCCTGCAACTGTACGAGCGCCAGGCAGCCCGCATGACCGAGACTGGGGCAAACCCACCGCTGCAGGCCCCGGCAGAGCTACGTGGCCAGCCCAGCAGCACCATCCCGGGCGGCGTGACCTACGTCCCCATGGTGGGCGGCCAGAACCAGATGGCACCGATCTACCAGCCAAACCCATCCTGGTTGTCGCCAATTCAGGCGAAGATTCAGGAGCACGAAGGCCGGATCAACGAGGCGTTCTTCGTTGACCTGTTCCTGATGGTGAGCCAGCTCGACACCGTGCGTACCGCCACGGAGATCGCGGCCCGCAAGGAAGAGAAGATGCTGATGCTCGGGCCCGTGCTCGAGCGCATCAACGATGAATTACTCGACCCGCTGATCGATCGCACCTTCAACATCATGCTGCGCCAGTCCATGCCGATCTGGGCCGGCATCATCGATGGCGACCCACTGCTGCCGCCACCGCCGCAGGAGCTGATTGACGCCAACAGCGAGATCCAGGCCGAGTACGTTTCGATCCTGGCTCAAGCGCAGAAGTCTCAGAACGTGCTGGGTCTGGAGCGCTTCGCGACCTTGGCCGGCAACCTGTCTGGCGCCTTCCCCGAGGTTCTGGACAAGGTCAACTCAGACCAGCTCATTGAGGAATACGCCGACGCTATCGGCGTGGTTCCGACCGTTGTTCGCGGTGATGACGAGGTCGCCGCTATTCGTGAGCAGCGCGCCCGGCAGCAGCAGGCCGAGCAGGCCCAGCAGGCCATGGGTTCAGCCATCCAAGGGGCCAAGCTCCTGTCCGAAACCGAAGTCACCCCGGATAACGTCCTGGGTCAGATGCTGGGGGCCTAAATGTTCGAAGACGCCGAGATCCTGCAGAAGCGGGAGGACGCCGCACGCCTGGAGCAAGAGCAGGCAGCCCAGGACTTCAAGTGGCTGATGGCAGATTCCCGTGGCCGGCGCCTGGTGTGGAAGCAGCTTGAGGCTGCCCGCGTGTTCCACCCGGTCTACGACCCGAAACCTATCCCGATGGCCTTCAACGAAGGTCGCCGCCAGCACGGCCTGAGCCTGCTGGAGCGCATCAACACCCTGTGCCCGCACCTGTACCAGGTGATGGTCGCGGAGAACACCACCAAACCCGACGAGGCAAACGCATGAACCTCTTCATCCACGGCCGTCTTGGCCATTTCCTCATGAACGAAGCCGGCGCCGATGGCGGCCAGGGTGGTGGTGCTGCCGCTGCCACGACCTCTGCCGAG